CCGGTCGCGGCCGGCAGCGAACCGGCCATGGTAGCCGCGGAAGTGCTTCGACTCATCCCATGCTGCTCGGGCTACGCCCACGGGAGCACCCTCCTTCGGCGTCAGCGGTTAACTTCCGCTCATCAGCTGTCGAGCCGACTTCGAGTTGGACATCCGGTGGATGGCAGCGGAGTCGAGTCGCCTACCGGCGGTCCAGTTGACGAGCTCGTCGACCAGCCGCGCTTTGGTGTAGTTGCTGCCGACGACAGCACCGTTGGCGGCGGCGAGCTGGCGGAGCTGCGCTGTCGTCAGCCCGTTCAGGTGACTGCGTGCCTCATCGCGGCTCGTTGCGGCAGCCAGTAGCGCACCGATGCGGCCGACACGATCTGCATCGAGGGCGGCACTTGCGCGGCGGGGCGACTTGCCGCTCTTCCATCCGCTGATCTCGGTCCGCTCCAGCGAGCCGGACGGTGCAGTGTCCGGCGTTCTGGATGGTCCGCCGAAACGCGCCGCGCCGATCCGCTTGTCGTACGCGGCGAGCGCGGCCCGCTTCTGCTCCAGGGTCATACCGCTCGCGGCGATGCCGTTGTCGCTCAGGATCAGGTCGAGGTCCCGTGGGGCCAGGCCGTCGTAGCCGGGATGACGTCCGGCCGTACCGCCAGTGGGCGCCGGGGCGCTCCTCGGAGGCGCCGCCTTCACCGTCGGCGCTTGCCTCGCCTCGATCGAGATTGCGTGGTTGTCCTCGCCGCCGATCCAGACCGCGGCTTCGCGGTCGCGCGCGGTGAGCGCCTTGGTGTTGGCGACGGGGATGATCCGGACGCCGGGCTCGTCGAGCAGGCCGAGCAGTGCGGCATCGACGGACTCCCGGGACCGGCCCGTGCCGAGTTTTTCCCGGAGCTCGGCCATGCCGACCCAGCCGCCCGGCTCGTACTGCAGCGCGGCCACGGCCGCGCGGATGTCGGCCTTCACCGCGGCCGGGCTGTTGTCGACCCGCTGGTGGCTGGCCTCGGGGCGGCGACTCGGTGCCGCCTGCTTGGGCGGCCGTGACGTTGCAGCATGGATCCTGCCCTTACCGGCCCCTGCCGCGAACAACGCCGCAGCCGAGCCCGGGCGGGGCCTTCCCTGCGCCGCCGGAGCGGACTTGCTCGCCGGCGCTGCGAGGCGGTCGGCTCGTTGCCGCTTCGGACCTCCGGCCGCAGTACCTCGGACCGCCCCTGCGAGCGCCGGCCGGGGGGCGTTGCTTGAGTTGCCGCCGCCACCCTTGATGAAGCGGCCGTTTGGCCCACGGGGATGCGCGGCAGCGCTCCAGACTCGGGCAGCAGCGCCCACGAAAGCCTCCTACAGGATGTAGCCGTGCCTCATCAGCACTCGGATGGTTTCGTCGCGGTCCCAGCCGAGCCGGTCGGCGTCGAGGTAGATGGCTTCAGGCGTCAGCCTGGTCACCTGCGGATTGCGGCGGGTGGCGCCGAGGCGCTTGCCCGCGAGTGAGCGCCGGCCAGCGCCGTGTGTCGTTGTTCTGACGGGTCGCCCGGCAATCGAGACTGTCTTGAGTGCGCGTTTGTAGTTGGTGACCTGGAACAGGTCGGCGCCGTCGTCGATGGCGCGCTGGTCGAATCCAGACCAGCCGGCCGTACGGCGTTCGTCGTCAGTGAGGCTGTCGTAGACCTCGCGCGGCGAGGGCGGATCTGTAACCTCTGTCGCGATCTGATGCACACAGTCACACGACGGGTGGCGTTCAAACCCGTCGTTCCAGCGGTAGAACTGCCCGGCGAGGATGATGCACCGGTTGCACGACGGCAACGTCAGCAGCCGGATGTAACCCTCGACCTCGCGGTCGTTGACGACGGCGGCGCCGGTCGAAACCCGCGCAGCGTCGGCAACCTGTGTGGCGACGATTCGCTGCAGGTGCCGCTTGCCGATCGCGTCGGCCTGATCGTGGGGCATCCCCTGGCCGACGAACGCCGTCACCTCGAGCGAGGGCCGCTCGAGCAGCGTGTCCAGCGGCCGACCGTCGGACGCTGTCGCCGCGAACGTTCGCTCTGCGACCTGTCCGGCCGGATCCGGTTCCTTGCCCCAGCCGCGGACGGCGGCAGCGACGTAGTCCTGAGCGCCGCGGGCAGCTTCAGCGAGGGCCGATTGGACGGTGCCGACCATTCGGGTGGCGACGCCGGGCCAGCCGAGGGTCTGCAGGAAGCCCCACAGCCGGTTGGTTTCGGCGACAGCTTGGGCGGCGATCTGCTGCTGCCGTCTGCGGTGTGCTGCGGCGAGGTGCTGGACGTCAGCCGGCGGCGCGGGTGGCACCGCCGACCCCCGGGTTCTGGGCTGCTGCGGGTGGCGTGTCGAACATGGCCGCCTGCTGCGCCTGCGCGAGCACGTCTTCCTGGTTCATGCGCTCGATCTGGGCGTTGGAGTAGCCGAGGTCTTCGCGGGTCTGCCGGAGCGGCACGATCGGCTGTGGCAGGTTGAATAGCTTCACCGCGGCGTCGGCCTTCTGCGCGACTGTCGGTGTGGACGGGTCGCGCCAGATGGTCTCGAGCCGCTTCAGCGCCGGATCCCATTCACCGGTCTGGAACCGGCGCACGATCCGGTTGGTCCGCTCCCACGTCCCGCCGAACGGCCGCTGCTTGCGCTCGGCGCGTTTGATGAGCCGGATTTCCGCCGAGCGGATCGCGTCCGCCGACGGTGGGTTTTCGGTGGTCAGACCGACGTAGTGCGCTGGGAGGCCGGCGATGGAGGCGGTGAGCCGAGCGAGCTGGTTCAGGGTCTCGTGGAAGTTGTTCAGGTTCGCCGACGTGAACTCGAACGTCTTGGCTTGGCCGTCGTCGTCGGGGATGGCGAGGAGCCGGCCGAGCATGACCTGCAGCGCGGTGAGCTTGTTGCCGTTGGCGTCTTCGAAATCGGCGAGGGACAGGCCCATGACGCCGCGGATCGGCAGCGCCACGAACTCGGCGGCGACCATCATGTCGGTCGCGATTTTGTTCGCGGCGTGGGCCAGCGGCAGGATCGGCGCCAGCTCGGACCGGCCGCACCAGTCGGCGAGCCGGGACCGGTTGACCAGCGGGCTGACCGGAGCGACACCGAGGTTGTGCTGATCCCGGTCGACCTCGTCGTACTCGCCGGACGCGCCGGTCCGCTCGTAGAAGATCGTCTCGTTCGGCAGGTACAGGGTGGCGAGGTATTCGGTCTCGCGCGCGTATGAGCCGCCGTGGGACTGGTAGCGGCGCAGCGCCGCCCGGACCTCACGGGTCCGGGGGTCGATGTCGGCGTACACCTCGAGCGGCGACTCGCACGTCACCAGCGGCGTGTCCGCGTCGGCCTCGTTGGTGCCGACGACGACGTAGGCGCGCTTCATGATCAGCGCGTCGAGGTGCGCCAGCTGCGACTGCTCGTCGAGGTTGTTCTCCTGCCACACCCGCCACAGGTCGTCGTCGGCGTCGTCGGCGTCCGGGAGCCGGAACCCTTCGACGTCGAGGCGCTCCTCGAGGGAGTCGACGACGAGCATCGGCCAGGCGACGACGACCTGCTGGAGGCGGTCGCCGATCTCCCTGAAAATCTCGGGGTGCATGTACGCGCGGGGGCTCTTGAGCTCGTACTCGTTGTTGAGCTGCTTGAGCTCCTTGACTTCCTGGTCGTGGACCGCGGAAAGGTAGGTGACCCATTCCTGTTCGGACTGGGGAAGGGGCACGGTTCATCCCCTCCGCGGTGTTACTGCACGACCAGGGTCCGGCGGATCCGGCGGAGTTCTTTCGCGGCGATGGCGTCGAGCCGGGCCTGCCATGACAGGGCGCCGGACATCGCGTAGTCGATCTTCTTGGGCGAGTCGCGGCGTTCCTTCTCGATCGTCCACAGCGGCATGCCGTCCTCATCGACGGTCGGCAACGGACGTTTGCACGCGTTGCCGATGTGCTGCGCCATCGTCGAGTCGCCGTCGTTGGACAGGTCCCCGCCACGGATCGCCGAGTAGTAGGCGCGGAACATCGTGCCGGTGCGCCGCTGGTTCCTGCTGTCGGTGTAGAAGAGGGCGACCTTTTTGGGCCCGTGCTTGCCCGCCCACCGTGACAGCGACACGTCCCAGCCGTGGGCCGGGTCGCCGTAGAGCCGGATGAGTTTCCACCGGCGGGCGATCTCAGCGACTGCGGCGTCGACCTCGTCCTCGGGGACTTCCCAGCCCTCGGAGCCGTCGTGCTCCCAGATCTTGAACGCGTGCTGGAAGCCCTCGACGGTCGTCAGGACCAGCGCGGTGGAGTCCCGCCAGCGGGAGCCGTCGAAACCAACCACGACCGGGTCGCCGTCGGGGATGACGAAGCCCTCGGTGGCCAGCGCCGTCCAGCGTTCGGCGTCGAACGCCTGCCGCCCGGACTGGCGGCGCCGGTTCAGCCAGACGCGTTCGAAGTACCACTGGTTACCGCGCTGTTTCGCCTGGTGGTACAGGGTCGCGATCGACTCGACCTGACCCTCGAAGTCCTCCCACGTCGCGATCGCCGGACCGGAGGCTTCCCGGATCGCCGCCCGCAACT